GAAGTTGTATCATACAGCGAGCGTATGGATTGGAATGGACTTCGTGAAATGGCCAAGCAGTATGGTATTCGTAATAGCACACTAATGGCACTGATGCCCGCAGAAACATCAGCACAGATTGCTAATGCTACTAACGGTATTGAACCACCACGCAGTTACATTTCAATCAAGCAGAGCAAGCATGGTGTTCTAAAGCAGGTTGTACCTGAATTTAAGAAACTTAAGAACAAGTATGAATTGCTGTGGGATCAACCAAACCCAGAAGGTTATATTAAGATTTGTGCTGTATTGCAGAAGTATATTGATCAAGCTATCTCAGTCAATACTTCATATAATCCTCAATTCTATCCTGATGAGAAGTTACCGATGAGTGACATGCTTAAGTTGTTACTATTGCACTATAAGTTAGGCGGAAAAAATTTATATTATTTCAACACTTTTGATGGGCAAGGTGAGATCAATGTTGCTAAGTTTATGGAAGACTTGCCAGAAGAATTGCCCAGTCAGTCTGACTGCGATTCATGTACAATTTGATTATTCTTTAATAAAATTGTATAATTAAAACACAGGAGAATTTGAATGAGTGTATTTGATACGAAGAATCGTCAGGATCATACTAAGGTGCGAGCCTTCTTTGATGCACCCGTAACTATTCAGCGTTATGATATTATGAAATATCGTCAATTTGATAAGTTGACAAAGAAACAGCGTGGGTTTTTTTGGCAGCCTGAAGAAATTGATATATTGCGGGATGCAAAGGATTTCAAAGATCTAACTGATCACGAGAAGCATATCTTCACAAGTAATTTAAAGAGACAAATCTTGTTAGATAGTGTTCAAGGTCGTGCTCCTACTGCTGCTTTTGGACCTATTTGTAGTTTGCCAGAGTTGGAAACGTGGATTCAAACTTGGACATTTAGTGAAACTATTCATTCTTACTCATACACCCATATCATTCAAAATGTTTACCCAAACCCTTCTAAGATTTTTGACGAGTTGATAGATATTGCTGAAATTGTAGATTGTGCTGGTGATATTAGCAAGTATTATGATGAATTGATTCTACTGAACAACTTACTTGCTAGTAATCAAAATGTAAATTCCTATGAACATAAGAAAGCATTGTGGATGGCATTGATGTCAGTTAATGTTCTTGAGGGTATTCGATTCTATGTTAGCTTTGCTTGCAGTTGGGCATTTGCTGAAGTCAAGAAGATGGAAGGCAACGCCAAGATCATTAAGTTTATTGCTCGTGATGAGAATGTGCATCTAGCAGGTACACAATCATTGTTGAAGTTACTGCCAAAAGATGATCCTGACTTTGTTAAGATTGCAGAAGAGACTAAAGATGACTGTATCAAATTATTTGTTGATGCAGTTGAACAAGAAAAGAAATGGGCAGAATATCTATTCAGAGATGGCAGCATGATTGGTATTAACTATCAACTACTATGTGAATATATNGAATGGATTGCTCANAAGNGNATGACAGCAGTTGGGCTAGTATGCCCTTATAAAACAGCAAGTAATCCATTGCCATGGACCCAGAAGTGGATTGCTGGCGGAGATGTTCAAGTGGCACCACAGCAAGTTCAATTGTCCAGTTATATTAGTGGCGGTACAAAACAAGATGTTGATCAAAATTCTTTTGTTGGATTTAAACTTTGATTTGGTTTATTCCAACATTAAAGGATGTAGCCGAATTTGCTAAAGAAATTGGGTGTGACTGGATTGGCAATATTCCAGTCACACCTGATGCTAGTTGCGACGAAAATATCTGTCATACAAATGTAAAAAATTATATTCTAAGTCATAATGGTGAGAAAATACTAGGATATTATTTCGTTGAAAGTGCTTGGGGGTATCAAGCTATATTACATAGTGTTTGGAAAGACGATAGCGGAAATTTAATTGATATAACTCCTTTTTCCGACAAAAGAAAATTAAATGTATTTGCCAGTTTAAAAAATAATGAACAAATATATAAAACAAATAATATATATTCTCAGTCTTTTACTAAATATAATCAGGAGACTGAGAATATGTATTATGTTTATGCTTTAATTGATCCTAGAAATGAAATGCCTTTTTATATTGGAAAAGGTACAGGGAGAAGAGCAAAAACACATCTTTGGGAAGTACCAGAAACTAGAAATCAACATAAAGAAAATAAGATTGCTGCTATTAGATCTGCTGGATTAGAACCAAGGATAGAATATCTTGCTGAAGATATAATAGATGAAGCATTTGCTTATAAAATGGAATCAGATCTAATTTTAAGATATGGTCGAAAAGGATATGAGAATTATGGCATTCTAACTAATATTTGTTTAGATGCTACTCCTCCAAATCATAAGGGTAAAACATATGATGAGATTTACGGAGTTGAGCAAGCTAAAATTGAAAGAAAGAAAAGAGCAGATATACAAAAAGCTAGAGGCGGATATGGTCCAAAACAACACACAAACGAAACTAAGGAAAAAATAAGAAAAGCAAGTAGTGGTAAAAACAATGGCATGTATGGCCGAAAGCAATCATCTGAAACCATAGAGAAAATAAAAAATAATAGGAAATCAGTGTCGGGTGCAGAGCATCCCGAAAGTAAGCATTGGAAAATCACATCTCCATATGGCGAAGTATTTGAACAAATTGGAAACCTTAAAGGATTTTGTGAAAAATTAGGTATTAGTTTTGCGACAATGTCTGCCGCACATAGAAATAATAGAATTCCTAAATTTGGAAAATCAAAAGGTTGGAAAATATCTAGCCTAGATTAAACTATAATAACTATATTAGGAACAGCAAATGATTACACTTTACAGCAAACCTGCCTGCCCCTACTGCGATAGAGCAGCAGATTATCTAAAGCGAAACAACATTGCATTTACCAAAGTTGATGTAACTGAAGATGCTAAGGCATTGGAGTTCATTAAAAGCAAGGGACATAAGACTGTCCCTCAAATTTATCTCGGTACAAGAGTATTAGTGGAAGGCGGCTATGATGGCCTAAATGCACTTTCCCCAGCAGACCTAACAAAACGGATTCAACAATATGCTAATGGCAAAGACAAATTTCAATTATAATGTAGGTGACGTAGTAGACTTTAAACTAACAAGCGGCGAGGAACTACTCGCACGTATATCAGAAGATCGTGAGTCAGAGTTCATTCTCATTAAGCCAATGGCGTTAATCAATACTCCCAATGGTGGGCTTGGTATGATGCCTGTTCCCATTGCTTCAAATCATGTAGATCCTGTAGTGTTAAATAAACATGCAGTGGCATTCCATGCCAAATGCGATAAGGATATGGCCAGTCAGTATATGGAAAAGACTACTGGGCTTACTCTTTCTACAAGTGGTTTAGTTTAAGGAATATAAATGTTTCCAGTTGCGTCAGTTATGAATCCATTATTTGGAACTGTTGGTGTTATTACTACCGGTGTACCAACTGTATTAGTTGGATTGTCTAGACGGCCAATTGCATGTAGAGGTCTTAGTATCTGTACTCCGCATCCAGCACCTGGACACCCTCATCCACCTAATCCAATAGCAACATTATGCACTGAGACAGTTAGAACTTTGGGTATGCAACCAGTAGCTCACGCAGGATCATTATTAGCTTGTTTACATCCGTTAGCGGTATATCCGCCAAATGTAACTGTATTAGTTGGTGGTATCTAAATGGCTGTAACTACGATAGCAAATGCGTATAATAGTTATACAGGCAATATTCAAGCACAGCCTGTAACTGCTTATTATGGATCGTTAACAAGTGGTACAGGCAATGTAAACATTGTCAATGGTACTACAACGGTTGTAGGATATGGAACTTCATTTACTACTCAACTGGGCAACACTTATGTTATTAGAGATTCTGCTAATACATATATTGGAAAAATTTCTAGTATTATTAGTGATACCTCAGCTATCCTTATTCGTCCTGCTGCTGCGGGTATTACCTCAAATGTAAATCCAACTAATTTTAAGTTTCAATCATATACACAGTCAGTAATTAATTTTGATCCAAATACATTTAGATTTACTGATAATCCAAATAAAGGAAATGGCACTATAACTGTCTACACTACTAATTCAGCAGTTATAGGTTCTAATACTATATTCACTAAACAGTTGGATGCAGGATATCAAATATTTGGAAATACATATGCTATAGATGGTAAATTTCAATCTTTATTAGGTGTAGTTAGATATGTGCAGAGTAATACTCTAGCACAATTTACCACAGTTAGTAATGCAAATATAAACAGCACATCATATACTTTCTATAATCCAGTAACAATTAATTCTCAAAATACAGTACCTATAAACAATAGTATTCACACCAGTTTGATAAATTGGAGTCGTAGTGGATTAATTCCTGGAGTAACTCAGGTAAAAAGTTATCATCCTCCAGTTCAAGATCCAGTTACAGGTATATTAGTAAATTTTCCTGCTACTGTACATACATCAGGCAGCAGAAGAAAACGAGTTATCCGTGCTAATCTAACACCGATCGATAGTTTAGTAAATTCTACAGGAACATATACAACCGGTAAAGTAAGTGATTTTGATTTCGAAAATGGAATTGTTGGAAGTAGTGTAAAAAGAGCCATCGAATCTATTCCTATCAATAGCTACATCAAAAAACTAGCTAGTGCTAACAACATAGCCGACAGTCAATATCTGTCTACATTAACTCAAAATATTAAAAGTAGTTCAGTATACGGGTCTGCTGCAATAGCTCCGCCGCCTGGATTATTAGTTAGTAGTCCGCCACCTGGATTTACACTTATTTCTAGTACAAGTGTAACACCCCCTCCATATTTTATGTATCAAGGTCCTGGTGCAAATGTAGTTTATATTGTTAATCAATCATTAATATCTAATCTATATCCAACTGTAGCAGATACTATATCTGTAGCAGGCGGGTTAGCGCCGCCGTCGAGAATCACTGATAAAAGAGAAGATGCAAATATCTATTATCAACTAACACAATCAACTGATACTCTGTCAGATGCTCAACGAGCAGATCTTGCTGCAAGGGCCAGTGCCCAATTTAGTCCAACTGACAGAAAAAAAGTTAGACTTACCGGAGTACCTGCTGCTATTCCAGGTGTATTAAATGTTGTATTGACTGATGAAAATCCTGCAAATAGAACATTTGCAAATGTATCTTATAGTACGGCTTATATACAATCTAACCCAACTTTTAATCCTCAATTACCTGTATCTCCACAAAATCTCCTTAAACCTATTGTAGATAATAAAGGTAATTCGGTATGATAACATTAAAAAAATTTAGGAAATTAACCTGTGTCTAGATCAACTCCATCTCCGCAAAATGTGCCTGTTATTGCCCAAGCATTCCAGTCAACAGGAATGAATCCAACACAGGTTGCAGGGGCAATAGGCAATGTTAAAGGCGAATCTTATTTTGATCCTACTGCAATTCTTAATGGTGATACAACACATGCAAGTCAAACCGCAGAATCTATAGGGGTTGATCCATATGGATCTTATGGATTAATGCAATGGAATAGTTCTAGATATGATGCACTGATAGCGTATTCAAATAAAGTTGGCGATACTAGTTATCTTCCCTCAAACGGAGGAAACGGCACTCCGTCATTGGCAACACAAGCTGGGTTCATAGCTAGTAAAGAAGATGGCACTGCTACTAGTACATATAACAATTATATTAATGATCCAAATTCGTCGATTTCTCCAACGGCAGCGTCCGACGTATTTGCTAAAAAAGTTGAAGGTACTGATTCTGGATATGATTTAAGAAGATCTGCTGCTGAACAGTATTCATCAACTGGCGCAGTACAAGGCGGCTCCGGCGGGTTGGCAATTCCGCCTGTTCTTGCATCACAAGGATATACTAAATCAGAAGTAGCGTCTGATGGTAATACAGTCTATACCAAACCAGATGGTAGTTATGTAGAAGTTGACCCAGGTACAGGTAACTATTATGCATATGGTAAAGATGTAACATTACCCGATGGCACTGTATCTGCTAATCCTATTGTAAATGGGCAACCGGTATATAATCCAGACGGTACAGCTACAACAAATCCAAATACTAATCAACCGTATACCGCAGATGAAGTTTCTCAGCTTGATGCAAATGGAAATTTGGGCAAAGTAACTCAAGATTCATTTACTTCTCCCCCTTCGGGTTCTAACGGGGATACAAGTTCAAATCCAAGTACAGGTGGGGGCGGTGGCGGCTTAGGAGGCGCAGGAGCGGCAGCTGCTGGGACATCAATCCCAGCAGCAGGTTGTTTAGGCGG